GGCAGCACTTTCTTATTCCGTAAAGAAGCAGCTAAACATGGCTATGATTTAAATCTATCCAAAGTTGGTCATAGAGAAGAGACTATCTTTACCTATGAAATGAAAAGGTCTGGATGGAGATTAGTGATTATGACTGGTGTTAAGACCTGGCATATGCGCTATGGTGCTGGTGGTATTAGAAGCGAGCATGAAATAAAATTATTTCAGCAAGATGATGAAATATTTCATGATTATATTAAAAAGTGGGGTATAAAAACCAAAAATGTAAAAATTATACCTTTAGATAGTGGTATTGGGGATCATTATGCTTTTAGAACTGTATTACCAGATATAAAACAAAAATATAAAAATCATAGGATTATACTTGGAGCTTGTTATCCAGAGGTGTTTGAAGGTGAAGAAGGTGTTGAGATATTATCTTTAGCAGAAGTATCTTCTTTAATTGATATAGGAGAATATAACATATATAAGTGGATGGATGTTAATAATTGGAAAGATTCATTAGCAAACGCTTATAAAGCAGCTCTTACAAAATGAAACAAGTAGTAATAAGTCCTTTTGCTCAAAATCTGCGAGATGGAAAAGAAAACCCTAAGAATTTTCCTTATTGGAAAGAATTAGTAGCTTTAATGATAGCTAAAGACATTAAAGTAATTCAAATAGGTTCTACTAAAGATAAATGCATAGAAGGTATTACAGATTTTAGACAAGGGCTTAAACTGTCACAAATAAAAGACCTTATTAATGAGATAGATACTTGGATATCTGTGGATAGCTTTTTACAGCACTTATGTGCTTATCATAAGCTTAAACGAGGCATTGTAATTTTTAGTAAATCAGACCCTAAGATCTTTGGTTATACTCGCAATCTTAATTTATTAAAAAGCAGATCTTATTTAAGAGAACACCAATATTGGTGGTGGGAACAGGAATCCTATGATATTAATGCTTTTGTTACTGCAGAAGAAGTGATGGTTTCAGTAATAAAACTATTAGACCTATAGTAAGTATTAGGGTATGGCTAACCCGAATAGCACTGTAGGACCAGCAAATTTTTTATCTACTAATCTCAATAGTAGAATTTCTAGCTATGATATGCTTGCAGAGCGTATCTTTTTTCAGCTAGGTGCGCCTGTAATTAACTTAGAAATAGCCTGTGTAGCTACCTATGATATGATAGCGTATGCTATAGAAATGTATAGCAAATTTACACCTGGCACAGAAGAATTAATTGTATTTGATAGCAATTTATATACCTATGGTCAGGGTATTAAAATGGATACTCTTATTAACAATACCTTAAATCCTGAGGTATCTGCTTTAAGTTCTACCTTTCAATCTGGTTGGGATTATGATTTAAATTCTTATAGAAAAGTAATAGATTGCACTTCATTTAATGTTGGAACAAATAATGGTGTTAATACCTTATTTACTATTGAGCAATCTATGGCTCAGCAAATGCATTTTGCTTATAGCTTAGGTAGCAAAGCTTTTGATGTTATATCTTGGCATATCTTAAAAGACTGGTTAAAGACTCGCGAAAAGGTATTTGCTCAACAACCTTATTTTAGATTTGATCCTCGCACCCAAGTATTACGTATTACACCAGATCCTGGACAATATGCTGCAGATAGATACTGGGCGGTTGTTGCTTGTCGCCTAGAAAGACCTATTAAAGATCTAGTTAAAGAACGTTGGGTAATGGAATATGCTAAAGCTCTTATTAAGATTAATATAGCTAATACTCGTGGTAAATTTCAAAACACTCAATTGTTTGGTAGTGGAACTTTACAATATGATACATTAATGACTCAAGGTATTACTGAAAAGAAAGACCTTGAAGATCAATTAATGAATACTCGCCAAGAGGATCAAGAGCCCCCAGGATTTTTCATGGGGTAGATCTTGTTGATTATTAATTATTTAATCAAGTTCCTGGCAATGCACTAGTTGCTGAACCAGCTGGTTCTGGTGCTGTTGGAGTCTCAGCCCCTCCTGCAGGAGCTTCATTACCTGCTGCTGGAGCTTCACCACCAACTGGAGCTGTTCCTGGAGGAGGTCCAAATGATGGTGGGATTTCGCTACCACCACCTTTAGATCCTCCGCCGCCGCCTGCTGTTAAACCTTCTCTCCAATTGGGGCCTGAATTAGTTGTTTGAGCTAATTCAAATGCAAAAGCTGCATCTTTCTTTAACCATTCTCTATTGACTTTAAGATCCTGATCTGACCAATCCATATACTTCTTTAAAGCATATGTCTTAGAAACAGCTTCTGTTGTAATCAAATCATTAAAGGTTTTAAACTTTAATTCTTGAATTTGAGCTTCACGAGCCACATGGAAATAAGAAGGTGGAACTAAAGATACATCAATATCATGTTCTTTAAGCTTATATTGATCCCAAAGATTTCTAAGCTTTAAATGAGTAATATAAGTCTCTTTAAGAGTGGAAGCTATTTGACGTTGTAAACGAATAATAAGCTTAGCAAATTTTAATTCTTCTCTTAAGATTTCTGCGCCATCAGCATATTTTGATTCTGGATCTAAACGATTAGATGGAACTCGAAGAGCTTTATATAATTTCTTTACAAAGTAATTTAAATCATCAAGTGTTCCTAAATTTGCTCCACCTGGTAATGAAGTTACATCTGTTCCAGATCCGTCTGGTCTCTTAGCAAACCAATAGCTATCTAGCATTGATTGTGGATCATAAACATTAACATTTTGACCTTGATCATTATCATAGGTGCGCTTTGACCAGTAATTCTGCATTAAGCGCTTAATGTATGCTTCTGCTTTAGGTGCTGGTAAATTGCCAACGTCTACTTTAAATACTAAACGCTCTGGAGCTCTTACTAAACGATAAACAACAATACTATCTTCAATAAGAGATAATTGCTTATAAGCTCTACGAGCTACTTCTAGATAAGGTAAACGAATGGTTTTATGTTCATTCCAAGTTCCAGAATGGAAATAAGTTACTTGATGGCGATCTAATGGAATAAGCTCTTCTTTAGATGAATATCTATTTTGAGCCGATACATCAACAATGGGTTTACGTAACATAAACCCTTTAATGACCATGTTTTGAACATTATCATAAATTGGATTTATATGCTCTGAAGGGATTTGTGTTATGCCAATAATACCAGCATCTGGTTTCTTTTCGCTAATAACATTTTCAAAAAATAATTCTGCATCAATTAATATTGATCTAAAATATTCAAAACCTTTATTTTCAAAATTGAATAAATTAATTACATGATGAAAATTCTTTTGTAATTCATCAACAATAACTGGGTCTTTACCTTCTACTACTTTTAAAATAAAAGATTTGTTATTGATATCTTTAACCAACATCTCATCACAAATTTCATCTAGTGCAGCACTAATTTCTGCATAAGAAGCCATAATACGATAATCTGCTAATCTCTTAGGTTTATCCGTATCTACTAAGGCATAAAGATAATCATGATAAGATTTGTTAATAACAACACCATCTAAAGTAGGCATACCTTTATCATGAGCTGTAGAAACAGCTTGATTAAGCACTCTTTCCTTAGATGAACTTGTTATCTTATAAAAGGTTTCAAACTTAGGATTTAAATCCCTAATATTATCAATTACACGGGCATTACCTGAGTAAGGCATCCTATTGATTAAATTGCCAAAAGCTCTTGTAAAGAAATTAGGTTGTTGAGAGTCAGCCATTGTCAATATTTATCTTAATATCTTATTAAAACCACTTGTTAATTAGATAGTTGGCATTAGTAGTTATTTCAGAAGCAGATAATGATCTATTATATACTAATACCTCATATACTTCACCTACAAAAAAGCCTCCACCTGGACCATATCCACCTAAACCAAAATAGGGTTGAGCTTTACTAGTTGAAAATGTGCCAGTGGCTGTGGTATTAGTATAATAAGTCCCAGATGAATTAGCATCCCCGGTCATGCTTATAATATAAGGGGTATTCAAATTCATAGCGCTAGTAGATTGAGTAGTAACATAGTTAAAGGTGCCCCAACCGCTAAAATTATAATTGTAATTGTTATCTGTAAGAGCTAATATGTTAATACCAGCAGTAGCTCTAGCATAATACATACTATATAACCCCATCCAAAGACCCGTTGAACTATTGCCTGTGCGGGTTGCTGCTATCATAACAGACATACTGTTATATGGTAAAAAAGAATCACAATTTTCTTGTTTTATATTACCCTGAGTAAATACAAAAGCTGGACCACCATTAGGTGCTGCAGATAATGAATAATATAAATCATAACCACTGCCAAGCCATCCTTTAGAGCTTACATTGTCTGGTATAACCGCAGAAATAAGATTTTGATCATCTTTCCAGCCTCTAGCTGATAACAAGTAAGCGTCCAACTGATTCATTAAACCATAGGTAATAGGGGGTAACATATATTATTAATGGGTATGAGAAGGCGTTGGGGTTGGAGTTGGTGAAATTGAAATACTTGGTGTTACACTAGGAGTTGGTGTAACTGACGGTGTGTGAGACGGTGTTATTGAAATAGATGGTGTTGGTGTAACTGGCGGAGTGTTACTTGGCGTAATTGATGGGGTGGGTGTTACACTAGGTGTAATTGAAATACTTGGTGTAGGAGAAGGTGGTATAAAGGCTGATAAAGGTGGAACCTCAATACCTTCTACATATGGATATTGTTCTGTATATTTAATATTATAAGAACTTTGCGTAAGGAATGTATAACCAGCATCATTAGCTACAATGATATCAAAGAAACCATATGCTGAAGGTGCTTGATAATATACACAAAGTTTATTATCACTAACAATATTATAACCTAAAGCTGGAATCACTCCGGTCAATGCTGGATAGCTTGCTGACAAACTAAATGAAGAAACAAATGGATTAAATGTATTAGAATATTTTTCATTAAACAGACTATTGTTACTGCTTAAATAAACATAATTGGTGTAACTAAGATTACTACCATAAAGATTAAGAGCCCCCGAAAGAGATATTGGAGTCATCCAACGATCTGTATAAGGAATTTCTGGTATAGCTGAAATAGCAAATGATTCTGTGTAAGCTGGATTAACTAGAGATTGAATGCTTTGTAAAGTAGGAACCCCAGATACTGCATAGAAATTAGTATCAATTTTAAATATTCTACCAACTGGATTAGCATCTGCTTTAAATAACCAACCTTTAATAGTAAAAGATGTATCTGCTGAGACTCGAGTTGGCTGTGTTTCAGTTAGCTCTGTTGGATAGGTCATTGTTAATTGACCATTCCAAAGAACCTCTGTTCTAATTTCTAGATTAGGCATACCATCTCTTGTCCAAGAAATGACAAAATATGGATCACTATAAGGCACAAAATTGCTTAAAATCTGATCCATATCAGATTGAAAGCGAGTCAATATACTAACATTAACTTCAATATTAATAGGAACTGGTTGTAGGTTTTGATCTGCTACAGATGTATTATAAGGTGAAGAAGTGTTATCTACCCAATATTGACCGTAAAGTTTATTGAATACTCTTGTATTATCTCGACTAATACTATTAATCCAAAAAGCTACCGCTGGTAAAGTAATGTGCTGAGCTTTATCTATTAGGTCAAAAAGAACTCTTTGCTTCGGTGCATATACATATCTAACAGCAACATTATTGCCAACATTACCATTAGCATCCTTTCTTTTTACAATAGCCCCATCAAAGGCTTGTAGCCATTGTGTTAATAGGTCTTCTATCTCAGAATGAAAGGTATAGTTCTGCACTTATATACTTACATTATACGGTCTATAAAGTATTTTGGTAAAATATCTTTATTCTTTACTATAGTTTTAAGAGAAAGCCCATCTAAAATATAGGTAATTGATGTATCTTCTTGGCTTCTAGTGCATCTACCACAAGCTTGTATTAAAGATATAAACATCTTCATAGTATACCAATGAGAGTCTAAATCTGCCATCTTTTTAACTCTTTTATTACCTAAACTAGCATAAGGCAATTTTATAATAATTTGCCATTCTCCTAAATCTCCTACCAAATCTAATCCCATAGTAAGAGATGGGCTAACCAATACTGTATCATCTTTACGTGTTTTATGCTCAAAGATAATAGGAGCATTTTTGGCTCCACCCTCTCTAAATAAGAATCTATTACCATTTAAGCTTCTTTGTAATTCTTTGGTAATTTCATGGCTGTGGGTATGAATTATACCCTTTTTGCCTTTATGATGTTCTGCTATAGATTTGGCTAGATCTATAACAAAAGGTAGGTTCTTTTGTTTAAGAGCTTGGTTTAATGGATATTTGGTATGGCAATGAATAGGACTTTTCTTTGGATCAAAAGTAGATTCAAATTCAATATATTCATATTTGGTAATACCTAAAGTATTAGCAAAAGCCTTTTTATCTACAATTGTAGCGCTCATTAAAATAACTACATCTGCAAAATCAAATAAACAACCCGTAAGCCTATCTATCTTTAAAGGTGTAAAAGTAGCTTTGTCTCCATCCTTTTCAATAATGTATTGTGTATTATCCCAATTATCAATAATAGAAGTTATTGCATCATAAAGCTCTTTACGATATTGCTGTTTATTAAGTTCAATTTTACTATTTTGATTGCGTTGTTTATAAGCTCCAAGATCAATAGCTGCTTTAGTTTCTTCTGCTAAATCTGTAAGCCAGCCTAATACTGGTTTAGGATCTTCTGTAGTTAATTTGGTAGAATCTATACCAACTTTGGCTAATTTTTCATATTCAATAGTTGCTGAATAGAATTTAACAATTTCATCTTCTAATTCTGAACATTCATCTGCTACAATTATTTGTCTTTTCTTAAGATGATTTGGCAGATTAAAGAATGAAGCATAATTAAGAACTGTAAATTTTTCCGTTAGAGCCTTATTACGATTTTCATAATAAGGGCATCTATGTTCATTCCAGCAAGATCTTTTCAAATTATTAGCTATCAAACAAGGCGCTTGTTCTACTGTAAATTCATTATCAACATCACATTGATAATTACTTTTGCCTTTAAAAAGAACTGCATCATCAAACAATTGTTTATATTGATCTTGTAAGGCTATAGTGGTAGTAAGAGCAAAACAACCATGTATTGGTTTCTTAGGCATTATCTCTTCATAATCCTTATCATAAGCATGATAATTTAAAACCAAATCTTTATAATCTTTATCAGCTTCTGCAGAAGCATTACCTAAGGTTTTACTAATAAATGATTTACCTGATCCTGTTGGTGCTTGAACAATTATAAATTTAACACCTTTATTGATTGCTTCTTCAATAAGATTAAGACCTCTTTCTTGCTGTGGTCTTGGAGAAAACCCAGGTGGAAAATAATTTACTAAAGAAGATTCTAATTTCACAAACCCTAGTATACCTAAACCTTAACCAATGTCAATAACTTATTGATAAGGTTGTATTATAAAATTTACATTTTTTGACTGGACTTACAGATTTTAAATTAATG